ATTTTTATAATGTTCATCTGTATGTTTTGTAAAATAATCTCCATTATTATATTTTAAAAATCTAAATCTTGGATTGATTTCACTAAATTCCATATCATTATATTTATTTGGAATAATATGAGCTATTCTTTTATACAATATTTTAGCAAAATCAATACTATCAATAACACATCTTAATGATTTTCTAATTTCTAAAAAAAAATGTTCTTTTTTATATTTATCGATATACGAACTTGCTTGAACGTATCCAACATTTTCAGAATAAATAATTAAATTGCTACATTCTTCATCTGAAAAAACATTATTTATTAACGATAAATGTAAATTACCCGCACTATTTACAGTTTCAGTTATCAAATAATTATAGTTTTTATTTTTCTTGTTTTTCAAACCTAAAATAATATCCATATATCTTTATATAATTATATCTTTATATAATTATATCTTTATTACTTGTTTTATGGGCGTTTGAAATGAGAAAAGGTGTAAAGCATCTGATTTGATACTTTATTTGCATCTTTTCCGAATATTTATATACTAATTGAAATAATATATAAATATTTTAAGGAGGGGTCGTAGCGAAGCAAAAGGGTCTGCGAAGCGATGACCTTGGTTCCCTACTGAATTATCGGCCTGTCCACACCTTAACAAATTTTTCATGTGCCTTTTTATTTTGAAAATCTTGAAAATATTGATTATAATTATAATTAAATGACATATAATGATTATTTATATTACCAAAAAGAGAACCAATATTTTTAAGATGAGGAAATTCTTGAAAAAAAAGCAATCCTATAATTCTTTCTAGCCCGCATCTATCTTTTCTACAACGGATACAATTAATTAAATTACTTAAATTATATTTGCTTTCTATTTTTCTCAAAAAATTTAAATTAATATAAGTCATTGCTCCAAAGCATAAGTCAAATTTATCATCAGTTGGCATTCCTAATATATTTATTCCAGGTCCTTGTAATTTTTGTTTAAGATGAAAATTGTTTTTTAAATAGTTGCTAATTCTCAGTAGGTTATCTAAATGTTCTTGGTCATAATTATGATGCCATAAGGGCATCACTGGAAATTTTATTTTTTCAAAAGGAATTCTTTGATGAATAAAAACGCTATCATGTAATATTATCGCATTGTCAAACCATTGATGTTTTAAAAAATATATATACGGCAATAGCTCGCCGCGCTTAGGATATTCTGATTGAATAATTGCAGTATTTTTATATTCATGATCTGCTTTTACAAAAGTATAATTACTATCGTCATCAATAATAATAATTTTTCTAAAAGGGTAGTGCGTTCTTATTAATTTTACACATTGATTCCAAAATTTATTTGTTAGATCAGAATTAACATGTCTTGTAATAATAAACCCGTATGTCATATAATAAATATGTATAATTAATTATAAATTTAATTTTATAATTAATTTAAAAAAATAATATCAAAAAGCATCGTTTATACTATCGTTTACAAACAATAGGAAGGAAGATCATCTATATTCATGACCGCTTCTCCTTTTGAAACACCATTTTTTAAAATAGAAAATTTACTAAACTCCGGTCGTTCTAATTGGGCGGCCGGGCTATGATTATGAACACATCGAGCAATCATTTTATATAATTTGAAATCTGGATAACGTTCTGCTCCATTGTTCTTATATAGCACATTGATGCCATTATCGTCAGTGCACCATTCAACAATTAATTTCACAATAGGATCACAACTATTTATATTTTTAATACTATCCATATCATCTACAATATAATCAAAAATAGAACATGCTAAACGGCACAAATCGAAACTGAAATTTGGCTCTAGACGCGGTTTTTTATCATTAAAGTATGGCTCTGTATTGTATTGTGTAACCGCATCGCCTCCCGTTTGAAAACTATCGCTGCAAAATATTTTGTTATCAAATTTATAAATAGCTCGACCAAAATCAATGATTTTAAATATTTTGCCAAAAGTTGGAACCTTGTAATACTTCTTTTTATATAAATAATATAGGAATTTTTTGTTAGTTGGTATATACATAATGTTATTTGTATGCAAATCATTATGAGTAAATGAAAAGAGTTTTTGATATGCAATCAAGGTCATTATTATTTGCATTAGTAAAGACATCCACTCATCTTGAGATAAATCTGTATTAATAATTAGCTCATCTAGAGTGCTTTCACAGTTTTCCATGCAAATAACTTGCACAGGGAATTTTTGCAGAGTCAGAAATAATTTCTCTTCTTCCAAGTCTGATTCATAAGAGCTTTCAGATCCAGAATCAGATCCAGAACCAGAACCAGAACCAGAACCAGATACAGAGCCGCTAGATTTAGAAGCTGACTTGGAGCAATCTAAATCCTCTAAATCTTCTATTAGATCCTTTTCATCATCTAAATCATTATCGTTTGTATGAGATGTTCTAGAAGAACACGATGAACCTGATTTAAGACTAGCCGATTTTTTTTGATCTGTAATATCAATAGAATTTGTAATATCAACAAGATCAATATTTAATATCTTTACATCATCTAATGACAGTTGACTATCTTGATTCAAATTTGGTTCAAATATATTTTCAAAAATAGAATCATCTATTGATTTCACGGATAAGTTTGATTTTTGTGAAATATTCATAATATTTAATGGTTTAAGACCAATCTCGTTTAAATTATTTGTCATTAAATGTGAATAATCTTCTACCGTAAACAGTGTATTTTTTTGCTTATTAAAAAACTCAGACTGAATTAAATAATCGATATCATCAATCACATTAATCTTATAATTGTTTTTAATAGCCAGAAAAGAACCATAATAGTCTAAACCATGAATAAAATTATGTTTATGAAGAACTTGACTAGTAAGGAATGAAAAAAATCCATCAATGTAGGAAGAATTGTTAGGATCTTCTAGTTTTGGATGAACCTTTTTTGCCTTATCGATTGATGGCAAATTGAATAAATTTGGATCTGTGTGATCATATTTACCAACCAGATACTTGAATGGATCTAACAATGGCGCCATTTTAATGAAGACCTTTTGAGTCATTGCGAAATCTTCATCGTCAGTTATATTTTTCAGTTTGCAAGTATAAATATGCTCATGTTCAAAAGACACTTCTTTGTCACCCTTATTTTTTATATCCTTAATATCTGAAATGCTCCACATATGATTTAAATTAATAGAGTTAAAATTGGTTGGATTTAATGAAAAAAAATTAGCATAAATTGGTATATAGTTTTGCACATTGGATAAAGCAATATTCGTGTTCGATTGAAATTTGTTGAAGAGATTAATATTCTTCCTCTTTTGGTAATTTAGAGTGATTGCCATTAGCTAATAAAAATAAAATTATAAGTTGTATTTAACTTATTATAAAGTTTTATTGTTATTTTAAAATGCCTAAATGAAATGAAAAGAAAAAAAATGAAAAGAAAAGACCTAAACGAAATGAAATGTCGCGTAAATAAAAATCTTTTTTTAATATACTATAATAATAAATGAATTTAGAGCTAAAGCGTTTTGACATGAAATCAATTAGTTTCAAGGCGAATGAATCAAAAGGTCCGGTCGTTGTTTTAATTGGTCGTCGTGATACCGGCAAATCGTTTTTGGTAAAGGATTTATTATATTATCATCAGGATATTCCTATCGGCACCGTTATTTCCGGAACGGAAGAAGGTAACGGATTTTATGGCAAGTTGGTGCCAAAATTATTCATCCACAATGAATACAATACCGCCATCATTGAAAATATCTTGAAGCGACAGAGGCAAGTCTTGAAACAAATCAAAAAAGAAATGGAACAGTTTAAAAGGTCTACGATCGATCCTCGAACTTTTGTGATCATGGATGACTGCTTATATGATAACACGTGGGCGCGTGAAAAATTAATGAGATTGTTATTTCTCAATGGGCGACATTGGAAGGTCATGCTAATTATTACGATGCAATATCCTCTAGGCATTCCACCAACTTTAAGAACAAATATAGATTTTGTTTTTATTTTAAGAGAGCCATATATTGCAAATAGGAAGCGAATTTACGAAAATTATGCAGGCATGTTTCCTACATTCGAGTCGTTTTGCCAAGTAATGGATCAATGCACAGAGAATTTCGAATGCTTGGTAATCAATAACAATTCTAAATCAAATAAGCTGCAAGATCAAGTGTTCTGGTATAAGGCAGATGCACACAATGACTTCAGATTGGGATCAAAAGAGTTCTGGGAGCTATCTAAACAGATAAATGATGAAGATGAAGAGGAACAATATGACCCAAATAACGTGAAGAAACGCGGTCAAGGACCCAAAATTGCGGTAAAAAAGAGTAAATGGTAGAAATAAACCGCTTACGCAAATTAATAAGCGGTTTTAATGCCGTTTGATTTTAACATATAATATATTATTAAATACTATATGTCTATTTATGGTCATTATACTCAACAATATTATGGAAATAAAATCATTTTTCCAGAAAAATCATTTTTAGTATCAGGAATAAGTTTTTATAAACATAATTGTTTAGATATAACATATGAAACAGAACTAACAATGGAATTAGAACCAGACAACGAATATGATAAAACAGCAATAACTATCAAAAATAATAATAATAAAATTGGATACGTTCCAAATTCTCAAATAAAAGAATTATGTAAAGAAAATATTACAGAACCATTAAAAGTATTAAATATAAAACTTATTAATGGAAATTATGGCATTCGTGTTATACCTAAATGTTATTATGTTTATGATAAAATATTAGAAAGTAAAGTATTTTTTTCTGATGAGTAATCGTTGTCAAAAAGAGCAAATGGTAGAAATCCAATTAAATCCATTTAAATAATCCACATGGTTCACATTTGTAAAATTTTTTCCCTTTATTTGGTCCTTCCTTTTTAACAAATAATATTTTAACACTTGAAGAACATTTTTCACAAGTGCCTTTTGTTTTTAAAAAACAAATACTACAGTTCTTTCTCCATTCTTTTTCTGATTCAGAAATTAACACGTCATCGCCGCACTCAATACATTCGATATAAATATGTTTTTGAGATTGTTTATTTTTTTTAAAACAATTAGTGCATCTAGTTTTATAAGTTTCTGGTGTCATTATATAATCATTGCAATCAAGACAGTTTCTAACAGTAGAAATACAATCATTACAAAATTTTGGATCTGTATTTATAGGTGCAGTAAAATCAATCTTACATTTTAAACAAACTTCTGCATCTTTTATTTGAACGCATACAGTACATAGTTTATTACCCTTAAGTTTTCTAGTTTCTTGCTTACAATTTAAACAAGATAATGTTTGAATTTCTTTTAAAATTTGCTTATTCAAATTTTTAGACTTCTTTTTAATTTTATTTGGAACACATGAACAAATCCCATTAATACCGCTCCCCCCAGCAGGTGTATAAATAATTTTATCCTTTTGACACATAATACATCTGTTATTAATAGTATATTTAATTGTTTCCGTTTCAGATTCCGAACTGGATTGTTTTTCTGCCTTTAGTTGTTTTTTAATTGATCTTTGATTTTCTTTATATCCCTGAGGCCATCCATTTTTGATTTCATCTTTTCTATCTCTTGATGCTCGTTGCATTAATTTATACTGTTCATCATTTTCACTAATAACACGATGCCTTTTGTTACATACACTTCCTACATTAAAGCAAACTCCTGATAAGTTATTTTCAAATTCAAATACATTTTCAATCGGCTGACTACATATACAAGTATGAGATCCATCATTTTCATCATCATGTCTATATGAAATACAAGTGAAATCAGAATTATCGCTATTATTATAGTCGTCGTTTAATTCATTGAATGCTATTTTAAGCTGTAAAAAGCTTTTTAGTTGTAAAATATAGCTTTTAGGATAGGTTAATAATAATAAGAATATAAATTTATCTGGTTTTTCGGGAGTTTTTCCATTATAATTTTCTGCCATAAATTTAATTAGTTTGGTCCAATAAATACAATAATTTTCTGGATTGGAAAATTTTATATTAAAGCCCGGTTCGTTCATGCAAGATAAAATTAATTGTTTAAACTCTTTATTCCAAATTAATGTAGTAATGGCAATCCATTTTCCATTATTTGTATATTCTTGAATTTGTTCCATTGATAATAATTATGTTAGTTTGTGTTTAATATAATTATTTAATTCTTTTCAATTTTATTATTTAAGCTTCCAAATCGCCTTCCTTCTCCTTCAAAGAAAAAGGCCCACTAATTAACTCAGATCGACCATAATCCGTCTTGCCTACCACAATGTTCTCACCGTCAAATAGCTCAGCTCGAATATCCGCTACAGAAATGGTATCAGAACCATCGGTTGTTAGCGCCTTCTCCTGACTGGTTGCACTGACGCCAATTAAATTGCCTTCTGTATCAATATCTTGCGTCAAAATGCTGCCATGTTTTAATGCATTGATTTTATTTTCATCAATTGCCTTTTGCTTGGTCTCCTTTACCCTAGATTCAAACGCATTCTTTGCAGCGGATTCATTCTTCTGCTTCTCTTGCGCCAGCTGATTGAGCTCTTCCTCCATATATTCGACACGTCCGGTCTTGTAAGCTTCAGGATCCCAGGGCAACCAAGTGCCGACAGGTCCAACAAATACGTCGAAACTGGGATCCACTTCTCGGATAAGCTTTGCGCGCAATTCGGCCTCTTCTTGTGATGCAAAATGGCCACGTGCCTTGAACCCGCGAACCGATGTTTGGAAATTATTCTTGATATTGAATTGCTTTTCCAAGTTGTCTTCCTCTTTATCAATAAAGGTCTTGTAGTCGTCCTCGATCGATGAGCTGATAATGCTGTCACGCTCTTCCTTGACAAATCCCTCATAGTCCTTCATGACATCCTCGAAATTCAACTTGTATTTGAATGACATAAAATTGATAAATTGATGAAACTTCTCCATGGATTTAGAAAATTCCCACCTTTTTAGAAATTCCTCGAAAAAGAACATTTCCTTTTGCTTTAGGATTCTTTCCGGCGTGATAAATGAAAAACACCCGAATGTTTGGGCCGCAATTGGCTTATCGACATCCAGTAAATCAACATATTTAGGATTAGGTGAGCCGTCTTTAGCTAATTTACGATCGAATGCCAACTTTTTGGCGATATTAGATTTTGATTTTCCGCTCATTATATATATTAATTGTGTTAGTTCGTTTTAAGTATTTATTTAATTAATTAATATATTTCTTTTTATTTTATTTTCTTTTTATTTTATATAAAGAATGGAAATGTTTAACACGAATGAACTTATTAAGCGAGTGATCAAGTATATTGTGGAAGGAATTATGATAGCAGTGGCTTCATATGTAATTCCTAAGAAATCCATGAATATGGAAGAAATTGCTTGCATTGCTTTAACAGCTGCAGCCACATTCGCTATTTTAGATACATATATTCCTAGTATGGGGGTAAGTGCGCGCCAAGGCACAGGGCTTGGAATTGGCCTAAAACTTTCAGGACTTCCTATATAATTCCACCTACAGCAAAGCGGTCAAAAGGTTTTGTAAAACTTTACTTTGGCTCCACCTTTGTAATGCCTCGCAGAGGCATTGGTAAAGGTGGAAAAGGTGGAACTAAACAGTCGCAATAAATTCCCAATCCAATTCGACACACATTTTTTTCCATGTTTCGTCTTGTTCAATCAATTTTTCGCGATCTTTTAGCAAAGGAATAGAATCTAAAAACTGTTCTTCTCCCAAAAGCTCACAGAACTTAAAAAGGACATAATAATAGTTCAAAAAATTGACACGATAATCAGGGCAAGTTTTCGCATAAGGCGATTGTGTTTCCATAAATAGGTTACATAACGTTTCTTCTAATTCAGGGCTAAATACAGGCGGTTTAATGCCCAATTTGTTTTTAATAAATGCAATGTGTTCATAATATTTATTAAATCCCAGCTTCTTCAGAATCTCTTTGGTCTTGTAATGTGTTAGGTGTTCCAAACTAATTCGCTCTTTTTTGATTTGTAAATGTATTTGATCGATAACATCATCAGGAATTTGTGTCGTCTCTTTGCCTTGAAATTGTGCCAGAATTTCCTTGAAATGGTTGATTTTCTTGTAAGCATAGAAGCACACTTCTTTGGGCGGCTCTTTATATGAAGGCTTTTCATTTTCAATAAGATACGGAATATTAACCGCACATGCATTGCAAATAAGAACACCCTCATCATCGAGAGGAATTAATTCGCCTTTAAAACAATGCTGACAGACATCAGTGGATCTAACAAAAGAATTCATGTCAATAAAGGTCTCGTCGATATTGCTTAGATATTTTTGAACAATATTTTTATTTCTATTTTCGGTAATATTAGCATTTGTATCTTGATTATCATTTTGAATTTTAAAGAAATTAAAAAGCATTTGATTTTTAGAAGTGGTAGGTTTGTTAGATGAACTGGTCGAATTTGTATTAGAGTCAATATTAGTAATATTTTTTTTGTTTTCAAAATATTCAAAAATGAATTTAGAATTATCTAAAAAATAATTGTTTTTCTTATTCTTAAGCTCTTTAACCTGTTCATCAATTTCCTTGATGCGATCTCTCATGTCCATAATTTGCTCTATATTAGCAGTTTTATCAAGAGTTTTAATTTTCTTTTGTAAATCGACTTTTTCTTGTTTTAATTTAGGTATAGTATCAAATTCATTCTTGTCAAATTCATTAACAAACTCTTTATGCTTTCCATCTAAGGTAGTAGTATATTTTTTGCAAACACGGATTTTTTTGTTAGATTTGGGCTTGAAACTAGGCATTACAATACTAATATATTAAAGAGTAATTTATTATTTAATTAGAAATAATTAGAAATATATAAATAATCAAAAAGAGTATTTATTCATTGGTTTAAAGACAAATAAAAGTTTCAGATAATACATTAATAGAATATGAATGTTAAAAAAGATTTAGAGATGGAAATAGATCAAATAAAATTTAAGAAGATGGTGTTTCTATACAATGCTTTAGATAATGGTTGGTCAATCAAGAAAAAACAGGATTCTTACATTTTTACAAAAAATCATGAAGGGAAAAAAGAAATATTCGATGAGTCATATTTGGCCATATTTATGAAGGATAACATGAACATTAATAATATATTATCTTAGTATGTAGGTAGTGAATTAAATTAATAAAAACAATTAATTTGATTTTAGGAATATTTTTTTCTTTAGCAATATTATAAAATGGGAGGTGGTTTAATGCAACTCGTAGCTTATGGCGCACAGGACGTTTACCTTAAAAGCCTGTAGGGTAGAAAAACATCAGGGAATGTTGAAAAAATAAGACATTCATAAAGCCTTTTGTGGACTTTTCTTTTAAAAGAAGGACCACTGATGTTAATCAGGGATTTGCATATGCCCCCATCATAAGCAAAAGAATAACCCTGGTAAGAAAATCAAACTGCTTGAAACCCCTAAAACTTATTCTACTAAGCAATTATTGTGAAGTAATTGTGGCCAAGACAAAGACCTTGGGTATAGTAAAAATGAATAAGATGATTTGCATCTATTAAAGGTGCAACGAAATGGGCAATGAGCATCCAAGCTTCTTTAAATTAAAAAATAAATACTATTTTAAAACAATATAAATATTGTAACCGATGGTATAAAATGAAGACTAATGAAATAACGGAAAAACAATGTAAAATAAATAAATCTTTTGAAAAAGGATCATTTAAACAAGAGAAAAAAAAAAGAAATACAATTTTGATAAAATGTGATAAATGTTTAAAAGAAAAGATGTTAAAGGATATTGTTACAAGGACAGAAATTTATAAAAAAAAATATTATAAAAAACAAATTTGTCTAGAATGTTTTCCGACATTTGAAAAGGAACATACTTTAACAAAACAAAACAAAAATTTAAATTACAGAATTAAAAAAACATTAGCATGGCGTTTAAGACATATTCTTGTTAAAACAAATACAACAACTACAATGGATTATATTGGATGCAATATTCAATATGTAAGAGAGTGGTTGGAATACAATTTCACAAATGAAATGAATTGGGATAATTACGATACATTTTGGTCAATAGATCATGTAATCCCAGTTTGTAAATTTGATTTAACAATTGAAGATGATAAATTTAAATGCTGTAATTGGTCTAATTTAATACCGGTGCAAAATTTGGCTCCACCTTTGGATGTCCAAAGGACATCGTTAAAGGTGGAAAAGATAGAAAAATTTAAAGAAGAAGGTTCAACGACTAAATGGTTTTCGAGTGAATTCACATTAAATAAAGAATTAGCTTTAACGAAAGAAAATAAAGCAAATGTGAATCACTTTAAGATATAGTCTACTCCTTATTGAAAGATAAGGTAGAGGAAATGTACAGGAAATCCTCAGATCACTTTTTGGAAAGTGACATATAGACGTTACACTAACTTTGCTATCGAATCAATCGAGCAAACTTTCAATGGACAAGCCGATTTCGGTCGTCGTGTTCAGTGCGTGATCAGCCGAAATGGTGATTTGGCTTACCGCACATATCTTCAGGTAACACTTCCGGAGATCAATCAGCTCATGGGCATCGCCTCTTTCGCCGTTGGCGTTGGATCTGGTGTGTATGCTCGTTGGTTGGATTATCCCGGTGAGCAAATTATCGCTCAAGTTGAAGTAGAGATCGGTGGTCAACGAATTGATCGCCAATATGGTGACTGGATGCACATCTGGAATCAACTCACCATGACCGCTGAGCAACAGCGCGGATACTTCAAGATGATTGGTAACACAACCCAACTCACCTTTATCACGGATCCATCTTTCTCTGAAGTGGATGGTCCTTGCGACTCCTTGGCTCCTCGTCAAGTGTGCGCCCCCCGTAACGCTCTTCCTGAGACTACTCTGTATGTGCCTCTCCAATTTTGGTTTTGCACTAACCCAGGACTTGCGTTACCCTTGATTGCTCTTCAGTATCACGAAGTCAAGATCAACCTTGATATCCGTCCTATTGACGAGTGCTTGTGGGCTGTTACCACTTTGAGCTGCAACACTGGTGCTCAACCCTCAACGCAAACTGTAACTGCTGCTAACCAATATGCTCCTGGGCGCCCTGTGCCTGCCGCGATTGCTTACAATCAGTCACTTGTAGCTGCTTCTTTGTATGTGGACTATGTGTTTTTGGACACTGACGAGCGCAGACGTTTCGCGCAAAATCCTCATGAATATTTGATCACCCAACTCCAGTTCACAGGTGACGAATCGGTCGGAAGTTCTTCGAACAAAATAAAGCTCAATTTCAATCACCCCGTGAAGGAGCTTATCTGGGTTGTGCAACCCGATCAAAACGTGGATTATTGTTCATCTTTGGTGTGCGATGCCCTTTTGTTCAAGGTTCTAGGTGCTCAGCCCTTCAACTACACTGATGCTATTGATGCTCTTCCAAATGCTATCCATGCTTTCGGCGGCCCAGCTGCTGTTGCGGCTGATAGCCGAGCTTTCATTGATGCTCGTGGTCTTTTCGATGATGCTGGTGCTCTTGATTATGATATTCCTTCTGGTTTCACTGGATACTGGCATGGACCCAACAATCCTTACAATGAGGCTAACATGGGAGGCCCTCCGGTTCCTCTTTCCACTACCACAAGCGGTGTTGATCCTATTCTCCTTCAACAACTCGCCAGCTTGCAGTCAAGCAGTGGTCACATGGAAAATTCTGGAGTGTCTGATGCCGGCACTTTCGTGATGACTGAGACCTCTTTGGACTTGCATTGCTGGGGCCAAAACCCCGTAGTCACTGCCAAGTTGCAGCTCAATGGCCAGGATCGATTCTCTGAGCGTGAAGGAACTTACTTCAGCTTGGTGCAACCCTTCCAGTCTCACACTCGATGCCCTGATGAGGGTATTAACGTGTATTCGTTTGCGCTGCGCCCTGAGGAGCATCAGCCAAGCGGCACGTGCAACTTCTCGCGCATAGATAACGCGACACTCCAACTTGTGCTCTCAAATGCCACAGTTGAGGGAACAAAAACCGCCAAGGTGCGTGTTTATGCTACAAATTATAACGTAAAAATTCTTAGTGCGTTGAAAAGTTACCTACAAAGACAAAGTGAGCTCTTGTCTTTGATCAAAATAGTTAAGCACTCACAAAATATGCTAGTAGCTAGTGGAATCGCTTGTTTTTGACTAAATAGCATTCTGCAAAATACCTTGTTGTTCGAGAAACCCCTTAGAGCCTTTTATACCAAGTGCTATTCCGAAAGGAATGCATGGCGGAGATTAAACTCCGGTACGGTAATAATTAAAAGGATTGGGCAACTCGCATGCTTACTACCTAAATCCGATATGATAGGATATGGTAGGGCGTCAGAGACTGAACGGGTGTTGGCTGTCGATGAAGGATTAACCATCTGGAGACGGCTTGAGATACAGTCCATCCACTAGGGAAACTTAGTGGGATCATTATGGCTAAGGATAATGTCTGGGATGGGGGGTCTTAACCATTTGCGCAAGCGAATAACCAGGACCGAAAAGCAGTATGCTATAGTAAAGCGACCACTTACTATAGAAAACCATTTATGCCGTCGCAAAAATAACCCAAGGCTAACTGCTAGTGATACTATTAAGATAGTATTGCGACATATCTTGTTGTTCGGGGAACCCCTTATAGCTTTTTCTACCAAGTGCTATTCCGAAAGGAACGCATGGCTGAGAGTAATTAACTCAGGTATGGTAATAATGAAAAAGATTGGGCAATCCGCATGCTTACTACCTAAATCCGCTATGATAGGATATGGTAGGGCGTCAGAGACTGAACGGATATGGGTCAGCAATGAAGGTCTAATCAACCTGAGCTGGTCTAAGATACAGTCCTCCCCATTAGGAAACTTATGGGAATCAGAGTGCTTATTCAAATTAAGCGCAATGTGTTACAAGTTATATTTTTATTTGTGTTACAATAATTACAAAAAAAATGAATTAAAAATTCATAATATAAATATTACATTATGAATAATGCAATGAATTTTGAAGAAATTAAAAAGTATATTGAAGATAACTACATCATTATTGAATATAATAATGGACATGTAAAGTATATATTTACAGAGAATGGAAATAGTAAAGGCATTTAATACAAACAGTTTACATACTGAGATTGTTATAAGAGGAACCCATGAAGATCCATTATTTCGAGCAAGTGATATAGGGTAGTATTAGATATTGCAAATATTAGAACATCTATTCAACATTTTGATGATACTGAAAGACATGTCCATACTATGGACACGTTAACATTATAATGTAAGGTGTGTATAATTATTTTAAAATGCATTTATAATATTGTTAATTGTATATAATTAACTATATTAAACAACTTAAAGACAATACATCTTTATATATTATAAACAGATGGATATATTGAAAGCATTTTCTCTCTTAGATGCAGAGTATCAAATAAATATTCAAGGAACATTAGAATACCCTTTATTTCAGGCTAATCAAATTGGGAAATTATTAGGAATTGTAAATATACGTGATAGTATAAAAGAATTTTCAAATAATGAAAAGGATGTAGGTTTAACCGACACCCTTGGTGGAAAACAAGAAACTATTTTTCTTACTGAATACGGTCTTTATAGATTATTAGGGCGATCAAGAAAACCTATAGCTCATAAATTTCAAGAATGGATGGTTTCTGTTTTAAAAGAAATACGAATAAATGGTATATATAAATTGCAACAAGATAAAGAAATAGATAAACAATTATATCAACATAAATGTGAATTATCAACTCATAAAACATTATTAAAGGCATATGACAAGAAAAATTTAGTTTATATTTGTAAATTAAAAAAGGTAGATGATAAATTTATTATAAAAATAGGTTCTACTCAGGATATTAAAGAACGACTTCCTAATATTTCGAAATCATTTGATTGTCAAGAACCTTTATTATTAGATATTTTTGAGAACAACAATTACAAAAAGTTTGAGAGAAAAATACACCACAATCCAAATATTTCACAGTATTATGAAAAAATAATTAAAAAGGATGGTACTGTATCAAGAGAAACATATTTAATAAATGATGAAATTTATCCTGTTTTTATTAATATAATTAATCAAATTAAGGTTGAATTTACACCAATAGATAGTAAAGAAATTGAAGAACTCAAAATAATACAACACGATAAACAAATAAAATTATCAGAATTAAAATTACAACATCTACAAATTGAACTTGAAATGAAAAAGGTAGAATTAGAATTGCAAAAATATAATTCTGTGAATGATGATATTAAAGATGATCAAACAGAAGAAATTTACAGTGATAGTGATAGTTCTGATACAGATGAAGAAATACAAGATGAGATAACTGTTAAAGAAGAGCCAAATTACATCAAACAACGAGTTAATGGTGCAAAAATACCAAAAATATATCAATATAATCCAGATGATCTTAAAACCCCAATTAATATTTATGATAGTCCATCAGAATTAGAAAGAAAACTAAATTATATTTCCTTACCTGCATTAAAACGCGCGTCGCAAAATAATACAATTTACAAAAATTATCGTTGGTTATATGTAAAACGGGTAGAACAACCTCCAGAACAAATTAGCGATACAATTATAACAAAATTTAAATCTCCAGAAATACGATTTATTGCTATGATTGATATCAAAAAAACTAAAATATTAGCTGTTTATGCGTCACAAAAAGAAGCCGTAGAAGCTAGAAATATGAAATGTAATAGTTTTACCAGAGCAATTCAGCAACAGCATATTTCAAGTGGTCATTATTGGAACTTTTTCGATGATTGTTCTAATGAAATGAAAACAGAATATTTAAAAAATAATGGGTTACCAGAAAAATTACTGAGTCCAATTGGTGTTAAAATCCAAAAAATAGATCCTATTACAAAAAATATAATTGCTGTATATAATACAAAAAGAGATATAGTAAAAAAATATCAAATTTCTTATATTAAACTAAACTCACTGATAAATAATGCGACTGAAGAAGTATATAATGGGTTTATTTGGAAGTCATGTTAAATCTATTATAAACTTTTAATGATAAATAAATATATTAACAAACCAACTTAAAGACAAGAGTATATACTACTATATACAATGATTCAAACCAGTATAGAAAAGGACAACGAAATGCATCTGAATAGATTTAAATTGGCGCCACCAAGTGCGTCTTACATTGCCGGATTAATTGACGGAGACGGATGTATTTTTATACGAAAAATAGCTGATGGATATCAATCAGGAATTAGTATCGCTCAGTGTCGAACAAATGTATTACAAATAATTCGTTATCATTTTGGAGGCAGTATAACTGCTTGTTCGACCAGAAATAATAAAACAGTAGATCTAATGGATACCATCTGGGATCAGGAAACAATACATAAGCATAATGTAAGAAATCAATATAATCTTTTAATTAGAAGTAATGAGTATAAATTATTGCTTGAATATATTAAAGACAGTTTTGTTGTAAAGCATGATAGAATAATGTGTTTATATGAAATGAATAAACTAGTGCATATTTCAAATAAGACAGACGAAAAAGAACAATTACATTTATTATGTTCATCTAAGGCAATTTTAAAGGATGAAAATTTAAAAAACATAAATATAGAATACATTCAAGGATTATTTGATGCCGAAGGATGTGTTTATATTGATAAAAATACACATAAATTTCACGTTTCAATTTCTCAAAAAAATCATCCTCGATTGTTATTAGAAATACAACATTTTTTAGGATTTGGGAAAGTTTATAATTTTGATTTTTGTATTAATAAAAAATCAGATTGTTTTAAATTTATTGAGCTAATGAAACCTGGAGTAATTGTAAAATATAATCAGGTTATTGCATTTGAAACCTTTTTAAACACAATCGATCCTATTATTAAAAATGAAATGTATAAAATTTGCAATAAAGAAAAACATAAAATAGAACATTTTACGGATTTAAATCAGAATGAAGAAGGTAAAGAGGGATTTCAAGAAGGTATAGATTTAAAGAATAAAAAAGAATTAGTTTGTAAAGAAATTGCTTTAAAACAAGTTTATAAAGAAAAATCTGAAAAAATGACTGGATTGAACAATCATAATTTTGGTAAAGAATTTTCGGAACAACATAAGAAAAAAATGTCAGATTCAATCCGAGACGCAAAAGGAGGAGTTAGTGATGAAACTATATTAGAAGTAAGAAAACTCATTAAAGATGGTAAAACAAATATCGAGATACAAGATTTATTACAATTATCAAGACATAATGTAACAAGAATAAAATGTGGAAATATTATTTGTAGAACAGAAGAAAAGGTGGTTAAAGATAAAACAACCCAAGAAGATCGTAATATTGCCAAACGTAAAATTGTATTAGATGAAATTTTCATTGTAGTTGATAAATTAATTAAAAATGAAAAACCTACCGTAATATTGGATTTTTTAAATGACAGAAGACATAGTTATAAAAATTATGATTTTTTAAATATTGATGTTATAAAAAATATTAAACGAAATATCAATCAAAATATTATGCCTTTTTATCAATCAGAAATGTCTTTAGAAGATTACACATATTATAAAAATGCGATTGAAGAATATAGTATTGTATCAAATAAAATATAATATTCATTATCTATTATAATAATGGAGAATACTAAAATATATAACAAGGTAAAGCATAATCAAATAAAATCCGAAAGAAGAGCTAACAAACGAGCTGATAAACGCGTATTAATCTGAATGATTCATTGTTTCATCCGTTTCCTTAACAGTAATATATTTGTTTTTTGTTTCATCATATAACATTAACCAGAGATTATTATAACAGTCTGCAATAGATAATTTAATAATATTGTCAAATAAATCGTTTTTTTGAACCACTTCTTCGTGATATTTTTGTAAGTTATAACCAGGTATTTTTGCATTCATATGATGAATATGATGATACTCGATACCCATTGTAAAATATTTCAAATACTTTGGTATTTGTATAAATGAACTACCTAAAAAACCGCTATTTCGCTGTGTCCACTCCTTGTTAGTAACAATGTATGAAGGATTATATGTATGCTGATTAAAAAATAATAAAAAATTAATTACAAACCCAATGAATGAAGCTAACAAAAAATGAAATAAAATATTATATTTATATACTTCAAATAATAATACACTAACACCCACATTATTTATAGCATGATCATACGAAACCTGAAAGATAGATGCATCGATTTTTTTATTGTATTTTATTTTTTTAATAAAATAAATAAATCTTTGAATTATTGCAAAGTATAATATAGGGAAAAAGGAAAAAAATACAGCCGGTGTATGAAAAAACTTAAATATGTTTTTTGATCTTGCGTCAAATTTTTTATATTGCCCAACATTGTAATACAATAATTCATTAAACTTGAAATTATATTTGTTTTCTAAATTACCATTTGTCAAGTGATGCGTATGATGATCTAATATCCAATTAGTAGAAGTAAACGTAGTTATTCCATAAAAGGTAGCAATCAAATAATTTAATGTTTTGTTAGGTGTATATGAATTATGACAGCAATCATGAAAGACAACATAATTTCTATGTAATAATAATCCTAAAAAACATGTTGGCACTACGCTTAACCAACTATTTTTGAGATACCACATAAAATAAAATGCATAAAAAAAACACCATAAATGTATTGATAAATCTGTTAATGCTGATGTATATGATGATTTATATTTTAAAAACAATTCTCCTTCTTTTAATTGATTATTCATTATTGTTTATTTATAATTGTTGTGATATTTTTAAATTATTTTATAATATTATATAGCGCAATAATAGTAAAAAAAGTATTTACTATTATTTAATTTTATAATGATTTAGTTTTATTATGATTTAGTTTTATAATGATTTAGTTTTCTTCTTCTTCATCTTCTTCAAGATCACATTCTTCTAATTGAAGTTCGCATTCTTCATCATCTTCATCTAGTAATTCTTCATATTCCGATCCATTCCATTTCACATTTCTTGAATTAAACAACATGTTCATATTCAAGACCTCTGGCTTTGCAGTTGACTCAAACCTTGTAAATAGCGTTGTAATTTGATCATCGTCTCTAAACCGTGCACTGTATTCTTGCTGTATGTTATTTCGTCCAATGCGCCCAAGAGCCTGGATAATCTTTTCCTGAGTTAGACCCAAGTCTTTGCTCAAATATCCGTGACAGAATTGATAATTTGTGCCATAAATGTAGTCACTATCTGCAATACTCATAAATAGCCGCTGTGAATCTGCTAGTTTTTTCATAATTTCAGTATATGCAATGCTATTATGGTTCGCAAATACTCCAATACCCATTAACAATAATACTTTCCAACTATCGTCGACATTATTGAGAGACATGATTGCGTCCACATCTTCTTCATTAATGTTGCTCGTGAATGCACTTGGAGAATCCAAAGTTTGCGCCCATTTTTCTTTGTGAGAAGATCTATTAGGAACAAACAAATCATGAAGTGTTGCGCTTTTAATCATTTGACTAAGCAGTGTCAATTGCTCTTTCATTTTTATAATTTCTTTGTCCTTTGATTTATCTATCTTATCACCTGCGGCTTTTTCCTTCTTTTTGCAGTCTTTTTTGTTTGATTTGTCGCTTCCCGAAGAAGCCGATTTGTTTCCCATTTGCTCCTGTAAATTTTCTAGTTCCGAATCAATTGCTGCAATTTTTTCAGACACTTCATTATTGAAATCTATTTTATCTTGTATGTCTTTCATCACGCTCGCTGGAATGTTTGCTTGTTGAATGCAAAATTTAGCTATCTTGGTAACATCTTTTGCTAAGAATATAGTAGGGCCATCTGTAAGCGTATAGGCATCTTTGGTGGTGACATATACAGCACTGCTTCCTGGTTGCACTGGATGAAGTTGCGCGCAGCTATTCATTCGTTCGATAGCAGAACCTGATTTTACAGAGTTTAGACTCATTGGATTGCCTTTAGGATCAATAGTATTATTGTGTTTAATTTTTTGTATTCTTGTTTCTTTAAAGAAATGGAAAATTTGCGGCCACATATCGGGAACAATGTTTTTCAAAGTTTTAAGATAATGCAATTTTATAGACTGCATTGTAATGTCACCTGCGGTCATAAAGTTCCTGGCAAATTTTGCAGAAGATCTTGTTAAATTTAATTCTTCCACGTGCATGATAAATTTGGATGCTTCTGTTAAGTCAAGGTATCTGAGTAGTGTCAAATTTTCTTCACAATGTTGCACGATTTCAAGCACTTTTTCATAATCATCGCTAATATAATGCGGCATTACAGTGTATCCGTTGTTGTTCAAAATAGGAATTGTTTTACGGCAATCGTGACTTGTAATGTTGAATATTCTCGGCTGTCTAACAAATGACTCAAAGGTAAATTCTTCTTCATTCTCAACGCCAAAGACATAATCGGCAAATTTTTCTTTGAAATCTCTTATTGTTTCATTCAGCTCGTGCATTTTAGGAAGCGTTGCAGAGGATAATACTACATTTGGAATAATATTGTCTTTCCAATTTTTCTTGATCACTTTGTGCAAGTCGTGTTCTACATAGTCCATTGTAATCGTTGGCTCATCCCAGTAAGTAATAATATCCTGCGCTTTATTGAATGATAACATATAATACATTGCACACAAATAAGACCTGATGTCGCAAATAATAATTTCTACTTTGTCTCCTACAGAGTTGTCTACTTTTCCAATACCGCCAGTGCGCTTGTTTCTGGTATATTCTTTGGCTGCAAAGAAATGTAATCGGATATCGTCCGCTGAAGAACAACCGAATGCAAATGCTATTTTTTTCCCTGTAGAAATAGCGGATCGAGCCAATGCGATACCTACATGTCTTGCCGCGCAAACAAAGATAACCTTGAAACTTTCAGATAGTCCTAGCGGAGTGAGTGTTTTGCCGGTGCCTGTGGGAGCAATGTAGAGCACTAATTTCGGACATTGAATTTTGCAAACAGAGAAGATTTCTTTTTGATGCCCGTAAAGCTGCATATCAGCATACTTTAATAAGTTCGAATTGCGCTCAATGTATTCGTAAGCATTTCTGACGATTTCAAGCAGTTCAACGTCTTTTTCGATATTTTCTAGAATAGTGTCGATAATCTTTTTGACGTAGCAATTTACCTTGTCGATATTGTTTTGCATCAGATTTACAAGCGTGTAATAGTTTTGCATCCATAATTTATTATTCATAGCCTTGTAATACAGCATTTGCTCCAAGTGCTTAACAAGCGTGAATTCATAAATTTCGCTAGTATTTTCATTAATTGTGCTAGATCTTTCAATGCGAATTTGGTCGCTGCTTTTCAGCTTGATCAGTGCGCAAATTTTTACTTGACAAATGAAATTTCCATCAACATCTTGTTTTCTTTCTCTTTCCTTTTCTTTTTCTTTTTCGATTTCTTCGTCTGAAGAAGAAGAGTTGGCTGCAGCAGTAGCTTTTACACGATATTTGTTGTTATCATTGCTGAATAATACATATTTGATATCGTGTGTCTCTAATAATGTCTTTATTCGCGCGGCAAAGTGTTTGTTGTAAAGGAAGTCCTCCATCTGTCGGCTGTATTCTATCTTCAAAAAGCTGAATAACGAGTTCGTTTTATTTGTCCTAATATTTACATCTGTGAATCCAGATGTTATTAATTTTAATATAACCGCTTCATCTATTGAAACGGGCATTTCAATAGAGTCCCATTCGGATTTAGATAATTTTCGTTGAGTAAGATCCATTTTGTAGCTTTAAAGTGTTGTATTAGTTATTAATACTATTATCTTTAAATGAATTTTATATTTCAATTTTTTAGGGGAACGTAGTTCCCCTATGACCCCTCCTTTTTATCAATAAAAATTAACAGTTGCGAAACAAAGTGCTTTCTACGAACCCGAAATTGGAGAAATACTCAAAATATAAAAGGAAGGATCATAAGGCGTAAGCATAGCTGAATACCTTGGTTCCCCTAAAAAATTGAAATATAAAAAATAATTATATTTAAAGGTATAAATATATGATAATATAACTATTAATAGAATGTCTCGAAATATCCAAAATTCTGTAACTCTTGTTTCATTTGACGGTGATATTGGTTCCGGTAAAAGCACTATGATGAAAAAAGCGGAAGAATATTATGCAAATAATGAAAATGTCATATTTGCAGAAGAGCCTGTTAGAAAATGGAACCTAATCAAAGATAAAAATGGCACCGAGATGCTGAAGTTGTTTTACCAGGATCAAGAGAAGCATGCATTCAAGTTCCAGATTATGGCGTTTATTTCTAGGCTCTCCGGATTAAGAGAAATTGTGAAAGCGAATTCAGGCAAAAATATTGTCATTATCACGGAGCGAAGCTTATATACAGACAAGGAAATCTTCGCAAAGATGTTATATGATCAGGGTAAGATGTCGGATGTCGAGCATCAAATATATTTGACATTGTTTGACGAATTTGCATCGGAATTTGAAGTGAACAAGGTCGTTTATATAAGAACCGATCCTGTTAAATGCCATGAACGCATACATTTAAGAGCCAGAGAAGGCGAAGAGCTGATACCGTTAGCGTATTTAGAAGAATGTCATGAATATCACGAAGCATTTTTGGACCAGGATCGCGGACTATTCAAAGAGCAGCTAGTGTTAGACGGGAACCAAGATATTTATCAGAATCCGACCTTAGCGACACATTGGATGCAGCAGATCGACGGGTTCATATTTAGTAGGCGGACTTAATATACTGGGCCTTGTGCAAAGGTATATATATATACTGGGCCTTGTGCAAATTGTCTTTAAGTAGTAATTAAATTATATATATTATTTCGTTCTTCGTTTTTGCGTTTTTTTTTTACCCTTTGGTCGAAGTCCAACCCCTTTATCTTGAAGACTTTTAGAAGTAGAATTCCTTCTTGGCGGTGAATTAGGCGGGTTGTCTTTGTAAGAAGAGGATGACGTTGATCTACGAATTCCTTGAGTAAATTCGCTATATCTGTCTTTTACTTCTGGACGGTCTTGAAGTTTTTGATAATAGTGTTCCGGAGTTTCTACTTCCATTATTTCTAACATTTTTTCAAAATAATCACTTACTTCAGAAGAGACTACTTCTCCTTTAAGAGCGGATGTGCGAGTTAAAGCATCCATACGATGCGCTTTTGCCGACGACATAGGTTCACCAAATACATGAGAAAAATGCTTTGCTATTTTATTATTTATAAAACAGGTGTATCCTCGTATTACATTTCGTAAATAATCATTCGTTTGTTCATATAACTCTGTTTTGTCCATTATTGCCTTATATACTTGTCTGCTTGGTATTTCAGGATTTTTCAAACAAAGTTCAGCGAAAAACATAGACCATGCAGCACAATAACCTCCCGGTTCTATTAATGCATTTTTGGGTATTTTGCTTGTTTCTTCTAACGATTGAACCCCCTCTATAACTGGACAGACATCGCACGCTTTTACTAACGTAATCGTTTTTAGTTTTTTCCAAAAAAAGTCGTGCTTGTTTTTTTTATTAACTATTTTTATGCGATTATTTAATAAATGAACCAATTTTTTTAAAAAAGCGTCTACATTTTTACCAACAAAATTGCTGCCTATACCGCCGTATGTAGTGCCGTGTGGTTCAAAATGCTCTAGTTCGCCTGTGTTTTCGCGATATATTAATAAATTTGCATGACCTCCCACATCATTTTTTCGAATAATTATACTGTATGTAAATGGCATTATCATTATTTTTTCACCTCTTGCAATACAATCATACATCTGATCTGCGTAAGACTCGATTTCTTCATTTTGTGTTTGTGCCAAAACAGGATCTATTGAATTCGATGCGGTAATACTGATCCCCATCATATATGATGTGTCGGCATTGGTTGATCTGCAATTCATTTTATATTTGTTAAAAAGGTATAAATAAAACAAATTTGTTAAAAAAAAAGATCCTATAAATGGTTCTACCTTTTCATGTAACTGAAAAATTTTGTCCATTTTTTTTGCTATTTTTTCGCTGTAATTTAGCTTATCTGGGAGCTCTTCTGGCATTTTTAATTCAATGTTCTGAAAACTTGGATCTGTTTCTGGATTACTTGCTTTAAACTTGTGACTAGAACTACTTGCTTTAAACTTGTGACTAGAGCTTGATTTAGAACTTGATTTAGAACTTGATTTAGGACTTAATTTAAACACATGACTTGAGCTTGATTTATAATTTGAACTTTTCGAGTTAGTTTTTGATTTTGATATAGGGAACAATGAATCTGAATACTCGTGATTTGAACTGATGGACCTGGATCTAGATCTGGACCTAGATCTGGACCTAGATCTAGACCTAGATGGTGGCGAATAACTCATTATATATATTATCAAAATATAAATAAATTACCCATTTAAGGGTTCTTTACTGTTTTTACTTTTTCCGATTTAGCTAATGCTTTTTCCGATTTAGCTAATGCTTTTTCATCCTTTAATCGTTGTTTTTCAGTCTCCTTTTCTTGTTTTGCTAATATTTTTGCGGCTGCTTTTTTCTCCTTCTCTTGTTGTGCTATCAAAGCCATTTTTATTCTATGGTCTTTCATTATTTTCGACAACGTTTGGCTATTAGATAAAAAACTGAAAGCATTATGCTCAGGAGATGCTTTTCTAGTGCTAGCATTAGCAGAAGCCTTTCTTTTCGGCGAAACACGCCCTTCGCTTTTAAGTGACGATGAGGATGTTTCTGGCCGAATTCCTTGAGTAAATTCGTTATATCTGGCTTTTACATCGGGATATTTTTGTTTTTGTGCATTAAAACGTCGTCCTGCTTCTACTTCCATTATTTCTAATAATTTGTCAAAAAATATATCCCCTTCTACCTGCGATTTTCCAGTATTTATATTGTGAAGTTTTGCCGATGTAATTGGTTCGTCGAATACTCGAGAAAAATGTTTTGCTATCTTATTATTTATAAACGCGGTGTAACCTCGTATTATATTTCGTAAATAATTATTTTTATTATCGTATAGCTGTGTTTTATCCATTATTGCAGTATAAATTTCTCTGCTTGACATTTCTGGATTTTTTAAACACAATTCAGTAAAAAACATGGACCATGCTTCACAATATCCTTCAGGTTCAATTAACGCATTTTTTGGTATTACACTGCGTTCTTCTAGAGCCTGAACTCCGCGTATTTCTGGACAATTATCGTGTGCCTTTATCAGTGTAATTTTTGGCAGTTTTTCTTGATCCTCGTTTAAAGTTTTATTGTTAGCCTTAATATCTTTATTTATTAATTTTACAAATTGTTCTAAATAGCCGTTCAGTGTTTTATTTACATATGCTGAACCTTTGCCGCCAAATTCGTGACCATGTGGTTCAAAATGTTCCATCACACCTGTGTTTGCTCGATATATCAATAAATTCGCATGGGCTCCCTCAGACATTTGAATTGTTAACGGTATTATTAGTA